GGTTATGCACGTTGTCGACCAGGAGTGGGCCAGCGGAGCCCGTGGCATCCCTATCCTTCAGAGCGCCGTCAACTCGGTGCAGGACGATATGGACGTGCGTCTCCTCGAAATCCTCGCCATGAAGGACCACGGCGATGTCACCCGCGTTCTCAAGAAGACAGGCGGCTTTATGCCGACCGACATGGGTGCGGAACTCGGTCAGTCTACGCCTCTCACGCAGGGCCAGCAGTACGCCTCGATGGGTGGTAAAATCCTTGCCCTCGAACCCGGTGAAGACCTCCAGCTCCTCGCCTCTAACCGCGGCAGTCAGGCCATCGGCTTCCTGCAGGAACTCGAGCGCGACATCGTCCGCGTACTCCCTTACGAGTTCGTCTCTGACCCTTCCAAGATTGGCGGGGCATCGGTTCGCCTTGTGACCGCTAAGGCCGGGCGAGTATTCGGCAAGTATCAGTCGGTCATTATCACGACCCTCTGTCAGCCTACTTGGGGCTACGTCATCGGTCAGGCCATCGCCAACGGTGAACTCCCCGACGATGAGTCTTGGACCGAAGTCTCTTGGACGACCCCGAAGAGCGTGACGGTGGACGGTGGACGCGACTCTGCTAACGACCGCGACGACCTCCGCATCGGCCTTCTGTCCTTCTCTGAAATCTACAATCAGCGCGGGATGAACTTTGAGGAGGAGGCTGAAATCAAAGCCCAGAACGTTCGCTATCTCTTGGACCTCTCCAAGACCTACGGCGTGCCCTTCGAGACCCTGTCAAATCTGCTTATCAACACCGCTCCTGGTACTGTCGAGCAAACCTCCTCCACCCCTCAGCCTGACGCTGAGACCGAGACCTCTTCCTAATTCTATGCGTTTTCTTCTTAACGGTTTATCGGGCCGCGAGGCACTTCTCATCGACCCTGCCAAGGCTAACGATCACCGCGTCCTTGCGGAGAAGTTTGGCTTTACGGATATGCTGGCCCAGCTCTTCGGCGAAGTCCCGAAGGCCTATATCGCTGAGGACGGCACGGGCGTTATCCCGATTGTTGGCGTGATTGGCAAAAGCCTTAGCCCCCTCGAGAAGATGACTGGGGCCGTGGACGTCTCTGACATCTCGGACACCATCGACGAATACGCGATGAACCCGCAAGTGACCCGCATCGCCTTCCAAGTCTCATCCCCTGGCGGGACGGTGACGGGCGTTGAGGAACTCGCCAACAAGGTCCGCAATATCGCAAAGCCGACGATGTCCTACACGGATACCGAGATGGCAAGCGCCGCTTACTGGGTTGCCGCCGCAGCTGATAAGGTCGTCGCTTCCCCCTCTAGCACCGTCGGTTCCGTGGGCGTCTATATGGTCGTTGCCGACTACTCTGAAGCCGCCAAGGCCGAAGGCATCAAGATGATCGTCCTAAAAGCCGGCCAGCATAAGGCGATTGGCGTGCCAGGAGTGGAAGTCACCGATGCCCAACAGGCTCATCTTCAGGAAGGGGTCGACGAAATCCACGCCGATTTCAAGGCCGCCGTTCTTAAGACGCGTAAGATGGTCAAGGCCGAGGACATGGAAGGCCAAGTCTTCTCTGGCAAGCAAGCCGCCCAGCGCGGTCTCGTGACTGGCCTAGCGGACTCCTTTAACGAAGCGGTCTCGATGTGGGCAGAGAACAGCATCGCCCCTGCCCCTGCCGTCCCTGCTAAGAAGAAGTAAAGCAGTTGACCGACTCTCCAAGATTAAGATGACTATCGAAGACCAACTCTCGACCGCCGACCTTCTCGCCCAGGCATTAACTGCCGAACGCGACGACCTCCGTGCGACCGTTGAGAAATTGACCGTAGGCGCTGTTGACGAACTGACTGCCATCAAGGCCGACCTCGTCACCAAGGAAGCCTCCCTCTCTGCTCTCGGTGTCTCCCTTGAAAAGGCTGTCGCTGAACGTGACGCCTTCGCCGCTAAGATCGCGGAACTCGAAAGCACCAAGGTCTCGGCCTCCAAGGAAGCCGCCAAGATTGCCGCTTCTGTCGGCGTCGAACCGACCGCCATCATCCCCGGCTCCGACAACGTCGCCGCCAAGGTGGACGCTCTCGCTGTCTTTAACAGCCTGACCGACCCAGCCGCTAAGGCTGACTACTTCGCCAAGAACGCCCAAGCGATTTACGCGGGCATCAAGGTCTAATTTTTCTCTCACCCTAATCTCCTAATATACTACTATGGCTAATTCCATCGCAGCTGCTCCAGCAGTTCTCGCCCAGGGCGTCATCAAAGCCCTGGCTAACAAACTCCCGATGCTCTCGGGTTTCTCCACCGTCTTGACCACCTCCGTGCAGAACGGCGGAGCGGTTATTCAGGTTCCCCTGATCGGTACCTCCGTTGCTACGGAATTTGGTGCCGACGGTTACCTCTCCGGCGACGACGCGACTGTGACCAGCTCGCAGGTAACGCTAAAACATTTTAAAGTTTCGAGCCGCTTCTCGCCTCTCGATATTCGTCAGTACGGCGTGGGCTTCTTCGCCACCAACTTTGCTGAGACTGCCGCTATCGCTCTCTCGCAGGCTTGCATGAACGAAGTGAACAACCTGATCACCGCCGCTAACTACAGCTCCAACACCGTCACCGGCGTTGCTCTGTCCTACGCTGAAGTGGTCGCTGCTCAGAAGACCCTCGACGACGCCAAGGCCCCAGACAAGCGCGCCCTCGTCCTGAACAATACCTACATCTCTGACCTCCGCTCGGATGCCTCCATCATCGCTGCCTTCCAGCTCGGTGCTAACGTCATCTCGACCGGCTCCCTCGGTACGATTGCCGGCGCTCAGGTCTACCAGTTCTCGAACCTCTCGGGCAACTCCCAGAACCTTTCTGGTTTCTTGTGCGGTGCCGACGCTATCGCTGTTGCGACCGCCCTGCCCTTCAATGAAATCCCGGGCGCTGATGTGTCTCAGGCCACCGACCCAGCAACGGGTCTCTCGGTCCAGGTCATGGTGCTCCAGGAGCAGTCGGGCTACTACAACGTCACAGCAACCCTACTTATGGGTGCCAGCGTTGGACGAGCCACCAGCCTCCGTCGGCTCCTGAGCGCGTAAGCGACGCGGCTCTAGCCGCCTAAACGAGACCCCCTTGGCTAACCCCTTGGGGGTCTTTTGTTTTACCCTATTGCCAACTGTCGCAACAGTATGAGCCTATACGGGACCGAGTTCTTGGACGACGCTAAGGAGATGATTGCCGACTTCGGCGTGGCTGGTTCTGCCAACTCTGGGGCCATCACCTTCCAATGCCTCATCTCTGACCCTGCCGTCCAGACCGTCCTCGAAGCAGGGGGGTATGTAGAGAAGACCCAGTACACGGTAAGGGTACCCGCTGTAACAGCCGCCTGGAGCCTCCCAGACGGGTCTAATGGGTCATCGGCGGCCCTGCTCTCGGCTGGTGTCCCCATCGCCTCCCTAGCCCAAGGGAAGAAAATCGTCGCCGGCGGTAAGACCGTCCGCATCACGACCCAGACTCACAAGCCCGCGTCGGCTTGGATCACGCTCCTCGTCATCGACGACAACCAGTAAGCGCCGTGGTCAAGGTCACGCTCACGCCCGCCAGTCAAGCAGCCTTCGTGGACGCCATCCAGAAGTTTGCCGCGGCCAGCAAGCAGACCATCCGAGACGCGACGCTCGAGCAGGCCGCCTTAGCTTGTCAGGACGCCGCCAACTTTACCCCTCCGCTGACTAAGGGCGGTGGTGGTGGTCTGTCTAACTCTGCCAAGAAGGCCGGGGAGAAAGCCGTTGACCGAGACGTAGGCAAGGTGGTTGTACCGCTAACAGGTGGCAGTGCCGGCACTCAAGCGACCCGCGTCATTAAACGCCTCGGCTCCTTAGCCCTGAACAATAACCAAGGCCTGTTCTGGAAGGTGGCCTCGACCCAGTCCTCTATCATCTCCGCTAACTCATTCGTGGCCCGTATGCTCTCGCCCCAGTACAAGGGGTTCGGGACGACCGAGGGTTTCAATCGGGCTAAGAACTACTTTAACCGTATCGGCAACCGCGTGGCCTCTCAGTCTCTCAGCTCGGACGGGGCTCCCCTCGAAGGGACGGCTGCCATCGACGGAGTCTTTCGGCCTGTCTATCAGCGCAACAACGGGCGACTCTGGAAGAACGGACGCAACATGAGCGGGGTTCGCTCCTTCGACAAGCGGGTCGTCGAGCGTAAGGCCGACCTAGATACCTATATCGCTCAACG